ACGGCTACATCTGAAACACCGTATGACTCTCCAGGTACTTGAGCACCCTGGGCAAAAACACACCCGATAACTTTTTGAAAGGGAAAACTTGTTAGTAAGGTTTTAGCCTGGTCAATATCATACCCTCTTCGGGCACCATCGTTTCGTTCTAATCCTTGTAGTATACTACTTCTTAAGCTAAAGGGATATGAATCAATAACCGCTATCCATTGGGTCTGTAGCGGTATAGTAGTTAACCAGCTTTGTAGTTGTAATAAAAAATAATCCCGGGTACTGATTAATGGTACTCCAGGTATATTAAAACCAAATAAATCTGTAATTTGTGGTTGGGATAGAGGATTAGTACCTCGTCCAACACCTACAATATTACTTGTAAGGCCACGAAATGCATCTGTAATTGCATTGCCTAAACCACCGGGCATTTAATTATTTAGTGGGGTAATTTAATTTGAAAGATTATGAAACTTCTTTACGTACGAAATAATGATAAGCCAAAGATACTGGGAAGCTAACAATCTGACCTGTACCATTGCCAAAATCATAACTAATTGCACCAACTTCACGGATACTTACACCAACCAATTGATATTGGGCAACACGATTCATTTGCTTATCAAGCTGTACCAGATCAATTGTGCTTGACTGAGTTGGGGTAAAATAGTTACCAGTACTATTAGCATCATTAAACGTATCACGTGTCCAATCTTCAAACTTCTGACGAATATTGTTATTAGCATCGTTAAAGAATGTTAACTGGTAATTATTGCTATTTGGATATGTAGCAGTACCGGGTAGATTAAAATTTAGCCCCATGTACTTGGCTTCTACATTAGTAATAGCACGAGCAGGCAAGGCTGCAGCCCGGGCATAAACCAAATCATCTTCATTATAGGTAACCGTTGTACCGCCGGGAGAAATACTTAATACCCGGAAATTAACGTCACGTTGAAAATCGCGACCTGCTGCAACTCTATAAAAATCACCTATTAATTGTCTTACATCGGCCATATGATTATTTATTGCCTTTCATGTTTTACGCTACTAATTCTTGGAAGTTTTGACTAGTCCGGGTAGCATAGAAGCTAACTAGAATAAATTCTGCAGCACGTACCGGTTTCAAGTAAATATCTACCTTTAGCTCATTATTATCAATGACATCGGGTGTATTGTTCCGTTCATCGCAGATAATAAGGTAGTCATAAACACCTTCTGTATTTTTAGCATTTTCAAAGATAGGTGTAATTGTATTGATAATTTGTGTTCTGGTAAATAGTGTGTTCGGCTCGAAGATAAAGTACTTGATTGTATCGCGTGTGGCAATTTCAAGATTTAAGAACAACCGCCGTACATTAATACGATCAAATGCGCTGGGCTTTTTGAGTAAGGTCTTTTGACCGAATATTACTTGACCCTCAACCGGGAAGAATGCTACCGGGTTAATGCTGGCCTTATAAAGTTGATCCCGTTGCTTTTGCTTAGGATAAACACCTAGATCATTAACTCCAACCAATACACCCCGGGTAAACCCTGCTGGGGCAAACCAAGGCTGGAAATTAGCATCGGTATTGCCGTAAGCAGCTGCTGCAAATCCTGAGAATGGTACCCAAACTTGCTGATTAATAACGGGGTCTACTACCTGTGCAAAGGTAGAATAGGTTGCCGCATAACTTGTATTGATCAAGCTAAACTGATGCCGCAGTGGCCAGTAAATATGTTGACTAAAGTTCGTGCTAGAATAACCTGCAGCAGAAGGATCTGGATCAATACCCGCATTAGGTCCGAAGAGCTTGGTAGTATTGATAACCTTGTTATTATTGCCTTGTACTAAGATCTGGCGAATGGGATCTAGAATTACAATGAAGTCTTTGCGCTGGTTTTGAGCTTGGTTAACAAAGATATTGGCAATTGCAGTATAATTTGACCGAATGCGCAGTCCCTCAGTTCCAAGAAGCTCGGGGTTAGTTACATACAACCCGCTCAATGCATTTAATGGATTGGTATCAATGTAAGGACCAGCTGCTGAGAGAGCTGTACCAGACTTAATTGCATCTTCAATTACATTTACATAAATGGTTCCTAATCCTGCTTCAGGTACCACATTAATTGGTACTAGATCAGGATTCTCTACTAATTCAAAAGCTCTTTCTAGCTTATCTGGTAATGAACCAATATCTTTGGTAGCAACGACTGTATCCGTATAGATACTCACAGGGTACAATGCATCCACCCCGCCAAGCTGGGTTAAGAGCGAGGCTACTGTAGCTTGTGTTGCACCTACCCGGTTTGTATAGGTTGCATCCGTATCTACATAACCGGGTTCAGTAAATTTAGCACCCAGAGTTGTTGAAAGTACCCGTACTTTACGAGTAGGAATACCATCATCACCTAGCCAAGTATTATTATACTGATTACTAATGAATGGATTGACTAAAACTCTAAGGTTCGGTGAACTTGCAGTTTTGGCACCTAAGAAGAAAGGTACAGCCGGGCCACCTGTTTCACTATTAACTTGACGGTGCCAGTCTAATGAACCTGCATATGTTTCTGCGGTGGAGTAATCCAACGCGATTACATCTGGAGAGAATGTGCTTTGCCGTAGCTTGAATAGGGCCAAGGATAAAGTATCATTAAACGGATTAGTACCAAGATCAAAATTACTAACATTTTCAATAACCTCGCTAACGCTTGCACCATCACCAAACTTGGTTGCGCTTAATGGGAAGTTTAACCGAGCCCGGGGCACATCAATATAATCTGTAACAGCTGCACGGCTTGCACCCAAGGCATAAACATTACGAAGACCATCAAAAGGTGTAGCCGGGTTATTGTTGTTATTGTCGGCTAATCCTACATAGTAGCCTTCAAACTTATTGTTAACAGTAGTTTGTGACCTATTAAGAATAACCACCCCTGCATTGCCTAGGGTCTCATATGTAAACCCTGTATTACCGTTATAGGTTTGATTTGAGGAAGTAAGGGCCGGGCTATTTGTCCAGCTTATACTGTTATTGATTACATCTTGATATTGCTCTAAACTCAGTTCAACGTGTGTGGGCTTTCCTAGAAAATATGCATCTGCACCGCTAAGCTTCACATTAATAGTTGTCGAGGAAAGTGCTTGTACACCAGTACCGGAAGTAGCTTGACTGGTCGTGGCTACTACAGGGTAAACTAAAGCGCTATATTTCCAGTTTGAAAATCCCTCACCCTTGGCACTGCCATAAGGTAGACGAGTAACTTTTAATTGAACGGGGGCTTGTAGAGTTGCCTTTACAGTGTGATGAAAATATCTCTCTGCAGCGTTAGTAGGTACACCGTAAATCTGTTCAAACTCACTTAAGCTAGTTGGTTGTAAAACCTCATCGATAGGGCCTTGATTGGCAAAACCAGCAATAAAAACACTTGTACCTTGATTTACTACAGGCCGTAGTGTTAAATCAACTTCTCTAATTTCTACCCCGGGACTTTGAATGGTGCGTGCCATATTATTGTAAACCTCCTACAGGAAAATATTGACTCATATCGAATATATTTATACTCTTTTGCCCTTACTTTTCAAAAAAAAAGTAATTTATGTTATCAATGACACTTTTAATTGATGGTAAGCAAATTCAAACGCACACTCCATTTCACCACCATCTCGGTCATTATAGCTAATACCTTCTAGTGAAACCGGGAAGCTATGAATGTATTCAAACTTAGCGGTTTTGTTATTATATTCGTCTAAAGAATATATTGTCAAATTAGTCATATATTCCTCAAACCTAGAATCTTGTGTATCTTGACCTGTTTTTCTGTCAAAAATACCTGCAGTAGCATTATTAAAAATGTCTAACCATGTATAAATGACCCAGTAATTGTTGAATTGACTATCGATGGTAAAATCAATCTTAAGATTAGAGTATGAAGGCCGTGCATAGGAGGTTGCTTTAAGGGTTTGCCCTGAATATGGAACTAATACCGGGGGGATATCTATTCTTGGTACTACCGTACCGAACACGCTAAACTGTATAGAATCAAAATTAACAGTATTATTAAGTCGAGTTATTTTCTTGATTTTATCACGAAGGACTCTTGGTATTGTCAAGACACAAATAAATTTGTCCTTCCTTTGTTTATTAAAAGGACTTTGAAAGATGGGGGTTTGGTTTACAGGGGTTGCCACGTATTATTTAATCCTTCATTAGGTTCGTCAGGAAATCTCCACCCCATATTTCTCATGTCATCAATATCTGTGGAATTATCTTCTGCATTTAAAATTGTTGGAAGCGCATTATTGGTTGAAGAGTCCTTTTCATTAGTATAGAGTTGAAGTGGGCTGACCACGCCCCGAATCCCATAATCTAAAGGTTTTATTATAAATGGGCGGTCACAATCATCTAGTTTAACAATATCAAAATAACGTGTACAAATTTCATTTTCTAAAATCATTAATACCCACACAAATGCCATGACTCGATCGTCCCAGCTATCTGACCCTGGTCGGGCGCCCCAGGTATTATTAGGAAAACGAATAAAGTTTTTAAATTCCTGTAAAGTCTTAGCATCGCGTATTCGCACTACTCTTAATTCATTTATCCAATACCGCATATTTTGTATGCCGCGATATTTTGTGTTTGTGTGTGCTAGTATGCCTACTCGCTTATACTCGGTCTTATCCCCAGCTTTTGCTCCCCAGGAAACT